GCGAATTTCGAAGCAATCCATGAGAAAGCAGTTTCAAGCGTGCTTACGAATCCATCCCATGCGCTTGTGAGAGCGGATATAATGGAGTTCCAAATAGATGTAATTGAGCTTGTCGCATTATCCCATGCACCAGTGATCGAATCACATGTAGAGCTCCACCAGTCAGTCACGCCTTGGCATACGGAGTTCCACCATGCAGAAATGGCAGTGCATAGCGTTTCCCATGCGCTTTGCATAAAAGCGGATAATTCATCCCAATACGCATACAGGACAGCACAGGCAGCGACAACCGCCATAATAGCCCATCCAATCGGACCTATTGCAATCAGCGCAGAAACACCGAGCTGAATCACTCGAGCAATGAGCTTTCCAAAAGCACTGTTCAAAATCCATACGCCCATTTTATAAAGTTTGAATGAGGCGTAAAGCATTGTTGCCGCGCCTAAAGCAACTTTCCCAAACTTGACATATTCCTCTTTTAAAACGGCTATGCCGTCTTTAACTTCTGTGACTGATTTCCACAAGCCGGGGAACGCTGAATTTTCTGCGCCTTTTTGAAATGCTTTGTAGTCATCATACAAAAGTCCGATCAAGAGAGCCAAAGCGAGCAGTGCCGCCATAACGGGGTTCGTTTTCACCATCGCTGCAAATGAGACGGCTGCGGCTTTAGCAACGTTTCGCAAAGAAATAATGGCAGCAATAGCTAATGCAGAAAGCAATGGATAAAATGCCCGTATATGCTTTGACAAGAACGCAAATCCTTTCGCCGCATTGGACATAAGAGGAAGAATCAGGCGAAAAACAGGTAGAAGCAGGTTTCGGATAGCTCTTGATACAGCCATTAAGGATTTTGAAAATTCTTTAGACTTCTTAGCATCCTCATCAGTGTAAGCGCCTTGCTTTTTCATAGACGCTACAGTCCGTTCGAGTTCCGTCCTTCCTCTGCGGAGCATAGCTATTTGACCGACGTTTCGAATACCTACCGATCTTGCAAGAGCAGTAGCTTCACCGGGGTTCATGTTCTTCAAAACATCGGACAATTCGAGGACAAGTTCTTCCGTACTTTTGAGCTTTCCGTCGGCATCAGTCAAACTGTCGATTACACCATTCTGCACAAGCTCGGCAAATGAGCCAGTTCCAGTCTTGAGGGAGTTTGAAGCACTTGCACCAACCTTTGAAAATGCATTAACTAAATCCTCTAACTGAATCCCCATGGATTGTGCGGTATCAGCCCATGCGCTCATTTCTTCTGTACTCATGCCGAGGAATGAACCGAATTTCGCTGCTTGCTTTGCACCAGCAATCATATCCGAAACAAACTGCCCGGACATAACGCCAGCAAAGGCGGTCATAGCAGGAGCAGCAACGCTCTTGATAATCTTTTTAAGACCGCCATCAAGTTTAGAGCTTAATTGTGTAAGCCCCTTGTCTACAGCTTTTGTATTTAGTCCAACATAAATAAAAAGCCTTTCCACTATGCTATCTGCCATTTTTCACCGCCTTGTATGCTCGCTCTTCGTTAATACTGTTAATGTAAGCTATCTCATATAAATCCAAAAGGTCGCTGTAGCTATAGACTGTCTCCAGTTCATGCAGCGTGGCGAACTTCTGACTGACGACAACACCTGTTAGCGTTGAGACGTTTTTGTAACCTTCTTGAACGTAACCGCTTTCGCTGCTGGTTCGCGGGAGTTCATGACGTTCTGAAAAAAACCGAAATTGACCTTTGCGGCTTCAATTCGAAGTCTATAAAGTGTCATTGGGTTCTCGATGTTCGCATCAATAACCGTTGGAGTCAGCTCCATAGTCATAAGCTGATTGGATTGATCCGGAATGAGCTTGCAGCATGAAAGCAATTCGTTGTAAAGCGGTTCTACTGCGTCATAATCGAGTTGCCCTATAAGTTGTACTATCTTGGCGTGGAAATCGCTGCCTGACGCCAAATTTTCAATCTGTGGCGAATTTAAAAGTGACTGTAGATTGGAAATTGCATTGGCAGACACATTAGTGAGCTTTGCTCCGTATGAACGAGCCAAAAGAATAACAGCCCGATTGATAAATCGTTCCAGTTGCAGTGCAGGCATCTGTTTAATAACAAACAGAAGGTCACGCTCTTCGTCTTGAATGTGTATTTTTACTTCTTTTCTCATGTTATTCCACGCTTTCAAAATCAATAACGGCATTGATTGGGTCAAGTACCTGCTTGTGATCCGGCATGAGCTTCCAGTTTTTCAGTACGCCATTCTTGTAAACAATCACTTTCCCGAGGGACGGTACAGTCACGATAAGGTTAAGCCAGTAAACTTTGTGAGCTGATTTCGAGTGTTTGTAGATCGTATCAAAAACAGAAGCAGACGGAGAAGATGCTTCGAGAGCGATAGTTACGCTCTTAATCGTTGGCACCCAGCCAGCTACCATCTTTCCGTCTACACCGATGCGATCACTTGCCATTTCTTCGTCTCCCTGTGTGATGGATTGGTCGGTCGAAAACTGTTGCAGCTCTACGCCGATTGGATACAGTTCGGGGCAAGTTAAGATAATTTTACTGTTTGCACTTGTAATGTCTCTATTAGCCATGTGTGACCTCCTAATTATTTAATCATCGTGACAGGAACGTCGAGCTTGTGAACCGCTCCGCCGTATGTATACCAAAGCCCAATAGTCGGGGACTCTCTATTCTGTCTAGCCTGCGCCCCCGGGTCTGTGACAAGCAGATAATATCCATCTGTGTTGATGGTGTCTGATTTGTCCTCTCCAATTTCGTTCAGCAGTTGTGACTTTTGGAGTTCGTTAAGGGTAACACCTGCACGAATGACGCCGTTCAGCTTCGCTTGCTCAATGACATCCGTGAACCATGCTCGAATCAGTGCATAGCCCGATTCAGTGTACGGGACTGCGCTAACGCCTGTGAAGCCAGTCATGCAAGCAAGCTGCAAGGAATTTTTAAGCCATACCATGCCAAGGTATGCGTCAATGTAATCATAGTTGCCACCAGTCATTGCGCCCTCGGCGAAAATGGTAAAATCATCTGCGCGGGTTGCATATCGTCCGTAAAAATTCATGTGGAGTTCTTTCAGATTGTCAGCGGTAGTTTCATCCATGACGTTTGCCGCGAGTCCGCTTTGGGATTTAAATTTAAAAGTGGGAAGTCCGTTTTCTCTGTTCCAGTCAATACTTGCGGCAAATGCCATTGGCAGAATTGCGTAGAATGGATCACCATAGGTGAGAGTAACCCCTTCGAGGTCAAGCGCGCGAAGTTTGTTCGGAAGGTTTGATTTGTTTGTCGGAAGCGTATCAGCTTGGTCATCCGTCCATGGGCAGAAAAGGTAATCAACATCCTGTGCGTTTGACCATTGCGCCAATCCGATAATTTCATCGGCGGTAGCTTTGTAAATGGTAGTAAATGTAGCCCAATTCGTAGTGGAGTTAGTAACGGATTTCATAAGAGCGGATGGATCAAGGGCATCGCTACCCTCGGAAAGCGTTGCTCCCGTGCTTTCTGTCAGTCCCAGTGCATCTGCATCTGTGCCACTTGCAAAACTAATTTTGCTTTGCTTTCCTGTAGCCTTAGACGTAACAATAAACGCATTAAGGTTACTGTTAAAGGATACAGACGTCCCAGTCAGCTTTGCTTCAATAGCCTGTGCCATTTCGCTTTCGGTGGATGCAGCAGAAAGGTCTAAATCACTGACGGCTCTTTCTGTGCCGTCAATGCTGATTGTGATACTTCCTTTTGTAATCTTTTTGAGAGTTTCAAGAGACTGAATCGAACCACCAATAAGGCATGCGGCAATGGGTTCAGTGACCGCACGCGCAAAGTAAATAGTGGCAGGCTTTTTGAATGAGTTACTATAGCCAAGAAAATACTTTGCCGCGACTTTATACTCATAGCTTTCCATGCCAAAATATCTGCCTACGGCATTTGCACTAGTGAATTTTTGAACGTCCGGGAATGTGCAAAGCGGGTTCTTTGTAAGAAGCAACCCTGCCATTTCAAGTTCGTTGCCACCTGCGTTAATAACTCGTGATGTAATATTCACAATTTTACTTGCGGGAATTGACATTATGTACCTCCTTTATGGTCAACATCAACATTTTCTATGCCTTTCTTGTAATATGTCTTGTCTGCTTCGCCTGTATCGTCCGGCTTTTTGCCGTGGATCGAATGGTCAATAACAACCTCTTTGGCAGTTGTCTCCTTAACCGATGTTTCTTCCCATGTCGAAACATAAAGCCGAATACGATAGCGATGAAGGAAATGTTTATCCTCGTCAAGATACGGAACATCTTGAACACCAGCGGAATACGGCATAGATGCATTTCGCTCTTTAAAGAAAGCTCCGATATAATCTGACCAACACAACCCTTCGACTCGAGAAGCAAGCTCTCTTTGCTTTAAATCATTATCACCGATAAAATCAATATCAATCCCATAACTAATGAGCTTCTTTATGCTTCTTTCGTTTTCGGAATTGCTCTCAACGTTCGTTCCGTGTCTCTTGATTTCCATAATTGACATGACACAGAACCCCTCATTGTTCGGGGGCATGGCAATACAATTTTGATACCCCTGAAATATAACTTCCTGCTTCAGCTCTGTAAACGTCAAGAGAAAATCGTTAATCAGTTCAAGTATCAATCAGAATCCCCCCAATCGCTATTAGTAAAGTTTGGTGGACTTGTCTGACGTGTAATTGCAACGCACGCCCACCCCTCTTCTGTCCAGTCAGACAATACAGCAGTGACAAGCCAAAATGTTCCGTCCTTCCTCTTAACAATATCTCCCCCTCGAGTTAGAGGTAAACGGTTTACGCTTGCCACGGGTAAAGCAGGATTTGAATAAAGAAAGGCTTGCATGGATTCACCACCGACATTGAACGTTTCCAGCATTTGCAATGTATCGCTTCCGGCAGGTTGAATCTGTGCAAGTATCTTAAAAGGTTTTTGGTATTTGGGGGTAACAATGCCCTTAACGTTCGATTGACCAATCGCTTGTATGAGATAGCATGGCTCATCCTTGTGTACCGTCTGTATAATGCCTCTGACAATGTGATGTAAATTCATTTGACCACCTCATAGTCTATGGACTGAATCATCGTCGTTGTGTCGATAAGCACCCGGTTAGGGTCTATACCTGTAGTTCCTTTTCCGCTGCGTGCCTTACGCGCTTTGGCGGCTATCGTTGCAGGTGCATTAGGGCGTGGATCATCGGGCGACCAATTTTTTATGGTATTTATCATGTCAGCCTTCGCGACTTGTCCAGCAAAATCATACGCTTTAATAACGTTCGCTTCGCTAAAGTTTCCGTTAACGGTGTTCTTGATACCCCTAACCCATTTCTCGCCATTTTGTTCCATTGTGCGGTGCATAAACGGTCTTCGCGGGTTACGCATTTCCCCGTTTTCATTGATATACGCAACGGTAGCAACGCTTAACCCATCCGGGTAGGTAGCTCCATTTAAAATACCAACTCTTGCCCCCGTTTTCATTTGAGCTATTTTCTTGAGATATTTGTCTAGTACCTTACCACGGCGAACGGTTACGACTTGGAGCAATATACCTCACCCCTCTCCTATACTTTGCTGTTGCTTGCCAGTACAGCGCACCCCATTGGGTTTGTTGATACCAGTTTGCATTATTCAGTCCAGCAAACGAAGCTGATACATTCCCCTCGCTTGCACCTGTCATTAGCCCTACAGCTTGACCTCCTCTTTCCGAAAGGTAGTAAAGGTGAAGGATAAGCAGGTACAGCAGCAGCTTTCTTTCGTTCAAATCTTGCACTCTTGAATTTTCTGTATTGTCTAGTAGCAGACAGGCGTTTCCAAACAAGGACGTAAGAATATCATCATCCACATCATTCATTTCGGGATGAGTTTTCTTAAAGTCCTCTACATCAAATTCAACAACGCCATTCATTTTAGGTAGTTCCTTTTTCTTCTACGCCACGAATACATTGACGTTCAAGAGGTTCATAGCCATTCCGAAGGTCTGCTCTTTCTTGTGCAGCATCTGCTACTTGTGCTGAAGTAGAAGCGAACATGAGCCCATTTTTAATCGGAGGCCAGTTTTTATAAGTTTTAGCAATCCAGTCCCACGCCTCTTTATCCACCTGTGTGAGACCATAGCCACCTGCATAGAGTTCACCTTTCGGCTTGCCAATCAGATCCGCATTATTGCCTTTGATGACTACTCTCTTAACTTGACCCTTGCATGGAACATCAAACACCTGCGAATGAACACCGTTGTATGCAACCATAACCGTTTCTCCGGCGACATTCTCTTTAATAACCTTTTTTGCGTTTTCGTTTGTGTTAATGACTTGAGTTTCGACTTCTTCACTAGAAACAACGTCGGGTGTAACCACGGTTTCTTCTTTTACTTCCTGTGTCTTTTTTCTGTATGCCATTTTCTCCTCCGAGTGCTATATGCAGAAAAATAAGGGACTACCTGTGTAGTCCCTTCCTTCTACATTTGTGAAAACATTAAATAAAAATCAAGTTGAGCTAACGCCAGTCATCTTGGCAATAGCAAACGGTCTGTAAAGAATTGCCCCGTATGAACCGAACGCGAATTTCTGTTCATAGTAGGAAGAATGCGGAATCAGTCTCATTGCACGCATCTTTTCGGAATAGCCGAGTTCTGCGGTAGGAAGTCCCTGAACCTGCTTCGCAATGAGCATGACTGCATCCCCAGAGGTAGCTGATGCAAGTTCCGGCAGAGTTACGATGTCTACATTCGGTGCATACTTCTTCACCATGTCCCACACGGAAACATTGTAGTCAGTTGCTTTTCCGAGTTCAACGGCAGTACCAGGAGCAACTGCAAGGACGAATGAATCAGTCTGATTGATAAGTCCCTTGGATGCCGTGATAATCTGCTTAAAGAGTTTCAGAATATCGTTATAGATGTCTTTAGTGGACTTGTCGCTCCATGCGGTCTTTCCGCCTACGGATTCAGGGGTAAGTGCTGCCGGAATGTTCGGTTCGTTAATCAGTCCATAGATGGACATACCCTCGATACCCAGCAGGTCGATTTTATTAGCTGCCATGTCGATGACGGTAGCAGCGGCAGTCTGTTTTTGAGACACAAGGTCAATCATGGCGCGTGCAGAGCGTTCCTGTTCAAGATCGCCGTACTTGATAGTGGTCTGACCTACATACTGCTGACGGGTCGGGTAAGCGACGTTGGTATCCGCAGAAGCGCCATTGCCGTAGTCGGTGTATGGAGTTACGCTTCCGACAGGTTCAACGGTACGGAATACCGCATAATCAGTAGTCCAATCGCCTTTCTTGGTTTCTGGGAAGATCTGTCTTGCATTGCGCGGAGCAAGCAGAATGTCAATGATTTTTGAATCAAGGTAGTTTGTAAAGATACCCGGAATACCGCTATTAGCCGGAGTGGTAAGTGCTGCATCCTGCGCGAGTTGGGCGCGGTTCTTTTCGGTGATAAAATGTTTCGCTGAATCAAAGATAATGCCTTTATTTTTCAGCTTTTGAAAATTATCCATATGGCTTTAACCTCCTAATTAAATAGCTACGCTAGTGATAATGCCGACTTCGCCAGCCTTAACATTTTCGGCAAAGTAGAAATTCGTTTCGACTGCGCCTTCTACAGTTGCGCCCTTATCCCCCGGTACAATCGTGCCGTCGGTGGTCTTAGCAAATACCTTTTGACCTCTAGTAGCTTGTGCTGCGGTGAGAGCGAAGAAATCACCTGCGACAAGAACGTCTACCGCTTGACCTTCCGGGACTTTATCGGATGCCCCTTGAGTGATGTTTTGGAAGGTGTAAGCATTGACACGGTGGACGAATCCGAGCGGAGTACCAGTGCCAGTGTTCTCTACAGTAAAATCATCGGTAGTCCATACGAACGTACCGATACCAACGTCTTTACCTGCGATATATCCCTTCGGAGTGGATACATGCGGATTGATGCTTGCAAAAGCACCAGGAATACCACGCGCAATATCTGCGTTGATAGTTTTTTGAAATTCGACTGCCATAAATTAACCTCCTGTAATGTTAATCGAGATAGCCCTTGAGCGTATCCGGAAGTTCTTCATCAACTGCCGGAATATTGCTATCGTTTGCAATACCTTTATTTTCCTGCTTGCCGAGAACTGCCACCATAGATGCATAAGCAGTCTTGGGATATTTT